GACTAGACCAGACTGCTATTGCTGTGGTCAAGGTAACGGATGATGGCAAATGGTTTGTCAAAGAGATTGTCTTTGGGCGTTGGGACATCCGTGAGACTGCGGCAACGATCCTGTTGAAGATGCGGGAATACCGACCTTTGGCTGTTGGAATTGAGAAAGGTGCGCTTAAAAACGCAGTTTTACCATATTTATCTGACCTAATGCGTAAAAATAATGTATATTCGCATATAGTTGACTTAACGCATGGCAACAGGAAAAAGGCTGACAGAATTATCTGGAGTCTCCAAGGGCGTTTTGAGCATGGAAGGATTGTGCTGAACTCTGAAGAGGATTGGGATGAATTTAAAGATCAACTTCTTTTGTTTCCCGCCATCGGAGTGCATGATGATTTGCCAGATGCTCTCTCATATATAGATCAAATGGCTGTTACCTCATACTTTGTTGATGACCAAGATGAAGAGTGGGAGCCAGTAGACATAATTAGCGGGGTTTAAATGGCAGATGGATTGTTTGGTGGTGGAGGCGCATACTTTGGCAACCCCAATATTGCCAGACAAGGTGTTCGTGCTAGAGAACTAGCCCAACAAAGAGATGTAAATACATTGCCTGACCCAAGAACCTATGGGTTTGTAAGTGGATTATTGGGAACACCACCTGATCAATTAGGTATGAGTGTGTTAAATCCTAATGCACAAGCGGCTAAAGATGCGGCTTACTATGGATACCAAACAGGCAATGCTTTACAAATTGCGCCCATAGTAGCGGGAATTGCTAGGGGCGTAAAAGCAGTACCAGCAATAATTAACGAGATGCGTTCAACTCCTTTGCCACTTGAGTGGTATCACGGAACATCTAAAGAAGGCGCACAAGCAATTCGTCAGTCAGGACAGTTTAATCCTAATGCTGGAAAACGTACCTATGAGTATTCGGAATTAGGGCCAAATACTGTTTACTTTGCACCAGAAGGAAGTTGGTGGCTTGATCCTGCAAAAGCAGAAGCAGGTAGGGCTATGTCTTACAAAGATCAAGTTTCCATGCGTTTATCAAAAGACGCAAATGTAAAAGTCATTGATTCTCCCGCACAATTTGACAAGATAGCAAAATCTGTTGGGTACAAAGATGGCAAAGAGTTGCGTGATGCTCTTTGGGCAGACAATTTGGGAGCAAGAAAAGAAGCCGAACAAGTTAGGCAAGGTACATTTGAAGACTATTTAACAAATAGATTAAATGACTTTAAAAGAGCAGACCCAACTGTAAAAACAATTTCTGATGCCGCACAAAGATATGGGATGTCTCCAGAGGATTGGTTAAATTATCAAAAAGAAGGTTATGCTGAATTTGTTAATTTTGAAAGTCAATATGAAAAAGCAAACAAAGCAACTCAAGACTTGCTAAAAAAAGGCATTGATGGGCTTTACTTTTCTCCAAAGTTTGCTGAAAAGGCTTTTAAACAAGAATACATGGGAACAGTTGCTGGAGATCAACTTGGTATTTTTAGACCTGAAGTTGCAAAAGTCGTAGATAATCCTCGTATGGCTATACCTGAAAATCCAGCGTATAAAGACCCATTTGCTGATACTATAAGGTAAATATATGGCAACAGATAAACAAGTCGGTATGGAACAAAATGAGTTTGACGAGCCAACTGAGGCCGACAAAGAACTTGTTGGATTTGTTGTTGACCACTGCAATCGGTGGCGTGACTACCGAGATGTTAACTTCCTACCTGATTGGCTAGAGTACGAGCGCATCTTCCGTGGTCAATGGGCTTCTGAAGACAAAACCCGTGAGTCTGAGCGTTCACGAATCGTTACCCCTGCTACCCAACAAGCCGTAGAGACTCGCCATGCTGAGATCATGGAAGCAATCTTTGGTCAAGGCGACTTCTTTGATATTGAAGACAACATACAAGATGTAGGCGGTAATCCCATAGATGTTGAGATAATCAAGGCTCAACTGATGGAAGATTTCAAGAAGGACAAAATCCGCAAAGCAATCGATCAGATTGAGTTGATGGCTGAAATCTACGGCACAGGTATAGGCGAAGTTGTGGTCATGACTGAGAAGGAGTATGTTCCTTCCACTCAACCAATCCCAGGCCAAGTTGGACAAGCGGCTATTGGAGTATTGGAAAGAGACAGAATTGCTGTCAAGATTTCTCCTGTAAACCCAAAGAACTTCTTGTTTGACCCGAATGGTACAAGCGTAAATGACTGTATGGGCGTGGCTATCGAGAAATATGTCTCTATCCACAAGATTGTCCAAGGCATAGAGGCTGGAATCTACCGAAAAGTAGACATCACCACTACTGGTGAAGACACAGACCTAGAACCTACCCAAGAAGTTAGCCAATACCAAGATGAAAAAGTATTGTTGTTGACCTACTACGGCTTAGTTCCACGGGAATACCTAGAGAATCTAGAAGAAAACAAAGAGATTGTAGAGTTATTTCCAGAGAATTCTGCGGCAGATGACTACACAGACATGGTGGAAGCCATTGTTGTGATTGCCAATGATGGGCAACTGCTAAAGGCTGAAGCCAATCCCTACATGATGAAGGATCGTCCCGTCTTAACCTATCAAGATGACACAGTTCCTAATCGTTTGTTAGGCAGAGGCACAGTAGAAAAAGCGTTCAATATGCAAAAGGCTATTGATGCACAGACTCGTAGCCACTTGGATTCTTTGGCATTGACCACTAGCCCCATGATTGCTATGGATGCTACTCGTTTGCCACGAGGAATGAAATTTGAAGTAAAGCCTGGCAAAGCAATCCTTACCAATGGCGCACCTTCTGAGATTCTCTACCCCTTCAAGTTCGGTCAAACTGACCCTAACAACTTGGCTACGGCACGAGACTTTGAGCGTATGTTGTTACAAGCAACGGGAACTCTTGATTCTCAGGGCATGATTAGCAATGTTGCTAGAGATGGTGGTCAAGGCGGTATGTCAATGGCTGTTGCTTCTATCATCAAGAAGTACAAGCGCACTTTGGTGAACTTCCAAGAGGATTTCCTAATCCCGTTTATCAAGAAGGCGGCTTTCCGCTTCATGCAGTTTGATCCAGAGCGTTATCCTTCTGTGGACATGAACTTTGTTCCTACGGCTACGCTTGGCATTATTGCTAGAGAGTACGAGCAACAGCAGTTTATTGGCTTGTTGCAGACGCTTGGCCCCAATACTCCTGTTTTACCTGTGATTCTGAAGGGTATTTTGGCTAATTCAAGCCTATCTAACAGGATGGAATTGATTGCGATGTTGGAGAAAATGGGTCAACCTGATCCACAAGCACAACAAATGCAACAAATGCAACAGCAATTGGCAATGCAAGCCGCACAAGCACAGATTGCAGTTCAAACTACTCAGGCAGAACAGAATCGTGCAGAGGCTACCAAGTTGACAGTTGAGGCTCAGTTGATGCCACAAGAAGTTCAAGCCAAGATGAGTGCGTCTTTGACTAAGAATCTACCCAATGATGCTGATGCAAACCAAAGAGAGTTTGATAAGCGAGTCAAGATTGCTGATCTGATGCTCAAAGAGGCTGATATCAAGAATAAGAGTAAGATTGTTGAGTTACAGATGGCTGATAAGCGTGGGCAGGTAGAGAATGACTTTCTAGACAGGCTTTCTAAGGAACTTTCCTAATGGATATTGGTGATTTAGAGCGAAAACTAGGCATTGATGGCCTATCTGCTGATGAGCAGATGGAGTTAGTTGGTGCTTTGCAAAAATCAGCACAAACACGACTAGAAATTGCTAACCAAGAGGCTATTGGCAAGAGTACAGAGGTTGTTATCCAAGGTTTGAAGAAGATTAAGAGCGACTTGGAGATAAGGTTTAGCCAATTAAATGCCACCATTGAGTCAAAAGCCTCTAGTTTGAGGGATGGCAAAGATGGTAAGGATGGCAAAAATGGCAAAGACGGACTTGAGGGAAAGCAGGGCTTACAAGGTAGCAATGGTCAGAATGGTCGAGATGGGCGTGATGGCGTGGATGGGACTGATGGTATTAGTGTCACCTCTGCTCGTATTGATTTCGATGGTAGCCTTATTATTGGGTTGTCTAGTGGTGTTGAACTCAATGTTGGTGAGGTTGTTGCTCCTGATCTTGCAGAAACCATCAAGGTTATTACTAATGGCGGTGGCACTTCTCAGTCTGTACTCGATAGCATAGCCTCCCTACAAAACCAGATCAATACCCTGATTCCTAGTCAAACAGGTAATTCTGGCAAGTATCTGACAACCAATGGAACATCAACTTCTTGGGCATCTGTTGCTGGTGGGTTAAGTTACCAAGGTACATGGAACGCATCTACCAATACGCCTACATTGGCAAGTGGCGTGGGTGTAAATGGCTATTACTACATAGTTGCAACGGCTGGCTCTACTAACCTTGATGGAATAACTGATTGGCAAATTGGCGATTGGTTGTTGTTCAATGGGGCTAATTGGCAAAAGATTGACCAAAGTAACCTAGTTATAAGCGTAGCGGGTCGTACAGGGGCAGTTACTTTATCTAATACCGATATAAGTGGTTTGGGTACGATGTCTACCCAAAATGCTAGTTCTGTGGCTATTACTGGTGGCACTGCAACTCTTACAAGTCTTACAACCCCTACTGTTCAAGCAACAAACTCAGGTGGTTTAAGTCTTAAAAACTCTGCTGGCACAACCCAACTTAGCATGGGTGGTGGTGGTGGAGACAATTTATCTCTGAATGTATCAACAAATATCAACGGCACAAACGCACAAGTAGACATAAGCCCAACTGGTACGGGTCATGTGCATATAAAGCCTACTGGTGTTAACTCTATTGAAATTGCTCCTACTTATGTTGGCGATATAGACAACATGATAATAGGTGCAGTAACACCTAAGAATGGTAGTTTTGTAGATTTAAGCGTAACTGGAACAACAAGTTTTGATGGTAGCCAAGGAACTTCTGGACAAGTTTTAAC